CTTCCTTTTAGGTTGGGTTGGGGGAATGCTCTATTCCGAGAATCAAAGCTTTTATATTAGATTTGTTGTGAGCTTAATGATAATATTACTCGGAGCAGCAATAAGCACATATTTAGATGTTAAAGAGCCCTTTGCCAAAAAGGAGCCTAAATGAAAAATACTTCACTTAATACTAAGTATAGACCACAGACATTTAAATATGTCTATGGACATAAGGAGGTAGTAACATCATTACAAAATATCCTAGAGAGGAAAACACATAGAGCATTCCTATTTACCGGGCCATCAGGGGTAGGCAAGACAACTCTAGCTAGAATTATAGCCAACATTGTAAATGCAAGAATAACAGAATTTGATGCAGCAACAGAAACCGGGAAAGAAGATGTAGAAAATCTTCTAGTGGGTTTAAAAAGCCGTCCACTAGACGGTATGAATCAATGCTACATACTAAATGAAGTTCAGGGCTTATCCAAGAAGGCTTGGGATGCCCTTCTAATGGCTCTAGAAGAGCCACCAAATTGGCTATACTTCTGTCTTACCACCACTGAACCTGACAAAGTACCTAAGACAATCGATGATCGTAGATGTGCTTCATTCAATCTGAAGACGGTGGATGAAGATTCTTTAATTGATCTATTAGAAGCCGTTATCTTCGCTGAAGGAATAACAACCCCTAAAGACGTAGTTAGTATCTGTGCCAGAGCAGCAAATGGCTCACCAGCACGGGCGCTAATAAACCTCACCAAATGTGAGGCAATCGAAGATGTAGAAGAAGCTGCCCGACTACTAGAACAACCGGAGAGTTCTAAAGAAGCTATAGATTTAATCCGAGGGTTACTTAATGGTGCAAACTGGAATCATATACAAACTATCCTACAGCAGATGACCAAAACTAATCCTGAAAATGCTAGGCACACAATTAGAGCGTATCTAACCAAAGTAATCATTAATAGTAAAACCAAAGAGCAAGCAGCTAAATCATGCCAACTACTAGAGCACTTCGCTTTCCCTTGGAATGAACAAGATCAACTTAGCCCCTTAGTCCTAGCTGTGGGACGAATACTCTTTGCACAGGAGATATAGAATGTTCTTCAATGAAGACCCCGAAAAGGATGAATTAATCAACACACTACTATGGCTTAGAAATAATTATAATAAGGCAGATCGCAATTTTAAAGTTAAAATACTACATCATGTCGATACTGTTCTAAATAAATATCTACCCGCTGAATATACTAAGCGGATTTCAGCACCTGACTTGGATTCTTAACTAAAGCTTCGAATATACTTTTCCCTTCCTTGTGATAGGATAACAAAGATTCTTCGATCGATTCTTTAACTACAATATCATAACAAAAGACGTGCTTCTTCTGACCGGTACGCCAATTTCGGCGTTCTGATTCATCTCGGTCAATGGCACTGGCTGGATTCTCATAATAGAAAGTATAATCAGAAGCTTGTAGGTTCAGCCCCATTGACCCCTTTTTACTTTGTATAACCAATACCTTAAACTCAGGATCAGTATCAAAAGCCTTTTTCATCTCAGGCCAATTCGGCGTCTGAGCCCACAACCATCCATGCTTAATCTTTCTCTTCTTCAACTCACTGCAAAGTTTCCTACCGGAGTAAGTAAATTCATAATAGATTAAAGCTTTACTATCCTCCGGCATATCATCCATTAATTCAAATACCATATCCATCTTTGGATTATATTTGAAATCCATTTGGATCTTATTACCTTCACTATCAACAAAACTCACAAAGCCAGAACAAATCTGCCTCATCTTAGAAAACGAATTCTCCATCTCTCTAAAATTATTACGATTAACTAAAGCTTCTGCCACTATCCGCTTATAATACTGCTTCATATCATCCGGGAAAGAAACCCGCTTAATAATGGCGGTTCTCGGTGGTAGATCATCGCACTCTTCCCTGGAATAATAGATAGATCGGTGCTGTAATATCCTATTTAACTGTGGCTCCATTTTCTTACGGAATTTATATTCAAAAGTCCTTGGACCACCAAACCAACTCTTCTTCTTATCAAAGAAGGCTTCTCTATACAAACTAAGATTCGGTGTAAGTGTAACTCCCCCATCAGTTAGATAGAATTGTGACCATAATTTTATAGGATCTCTACCAAAAGATCTGCCTGCCAAAGCATATCTTATTTTGGCATGCTTAGCTAAAACACTTGTTATTTCATAAGATAGTGTTTCTACAGAACCAACCTTGCTCGCTTGGTCCAAAACCAAAGCATCTACATTAACCTTAAACTGATCTACTAATTCAGGTACGGGGCGACGCTTACCAACAATTTTATCACCCTTTTGCCTACGACGAATCTCACACATCATCGCAGAGACGCCAACGTAAGTACCAATAACAACCCCAGTTTCAAATGATTCTAAAGTAGCCCATTTATCAGCAGACTGACCCAATAACAACCGATATGGGAGGTCGGGCATCCATCGCTGAATTTCCTCTTCCCACCCATCAACCAATTCATCCATCGGCACTAAAACTACAGCCCATTTCTTTATTCTACCTACTTGTATGTAATATCGTAGCAACTCCAATGTCAGTAAGGTTTTACCAAACCCCATATCACACATAAAATAGAATTGTGGATAGGCGAGCCCTAATAGGAAGCACCCCTTTTGTCTTGGCTTCAGTTCAGATGTTAAATTTGGTTTAGGATTAAGCTTAGCTATCTGCTCATCCAAATCCTCCACACGCAAGGCTTTGACCCAGTTATGCACATCGCAAGGTTTGTTTAAAAACTGAGCTATGGTATTTTGAGATATCATAATCTAATCATCATCCTCATTCCCTACTACATCATCGTCATTTACGCTACTGGCATTAGCTTTCAATATGTCATCGTACTTATCGTTCATTAGAACAGATTCAAGAACAAACTGCCCACTATTATATGATTGGCTAATAAGTACTGTAAGACCCGAACGCTCGTTCCTCATCAAATCAGCATACAATCTTGCCAACCCTAATCTAGCTTCCGCTTCCGTCTGAGTATACGTTAACATATTGTCACAAGTAAAAGCTATACTGATATCTTCCGCCAAGTGCGTATGCCTAACTCTGCGGGCTTTCATTCCCTCGCGGTTTACTTGGTGCAGTCCAAGTCCTGCCATATGTCTTTTAACACACATACCACGGAAGTCTATAATAGCTTTACCCAACGACTGCCTGTGATGCTTAGGATCTCCTAAGCTCATCAAGTAGGGGGAATCAATAATAAGCAAATCCGGTACAAAGTTATGTTGGTATTCCAAAGAGTCCAACCAAAACTCCACGTCTTTCATTGTAATAGAACCTGTCGGATACTCCTTAACAACCAAATTATTAAACTTATTCTGCCACTGCTTGTTAGCCAATTTAAATTTTAATTTAGCCTCTATTTGCGGGTCCGCAAAGTTCATTTTGGCAACGTGATTGCGCACGTCTAAATCTACTAATCTCCCCAATTCATCCGTCTTAAAGGACGCTCTAAGAATGCTATCCGGTCGTCTGGATATAGAATAGAAAGCCTGCATATATCGCTCAAGCTTCAATTCCTCCGACATTTCTAATGTTATCTCAGCAACCTTCCACCCCTGTAACAAAGCCATCTTAGCAACATAAGTTGCCCACCAACTCTTTCCAGTCTTTGTTGGGGCAATATACATAAACAACTGTTTCTTAGCCGGGTAAATGCCATTGCGGTCCAGTGGACCAATACCTAACCGGCAGTATTCCGACTCATCCTTTTCTAAGAACCTTAAGGCCCTTTTGGTATCACCTAAAAATGTACCTAAGTCTAAAGACTTTACATGTTTATTTACTGCATCTAAAAGTATTCTTTCTACATCTTCAGAAATAGTCTCTCCACCTTGCTGATACCGCTCTGCCGCTTGTAGCACTCCCTGCTTTAATTGCTGCCGTCTGACGAAATCTGAAGCGCGGGAGACAACATAAGTGATGTTGAAGCCATTGCTGTACTGCTCAAGCATACCGACGATAAGCCGGTTGTAGACGGTGTAATGTTTATGTTGGGTATCGGAGAGTATATCATCGAAAAGGTCATCAATGTGCCCTTTTCCAGGTGGACCCCCAAATCTGGAACGATAGTCCAGCACTCGTCGTGATATGTCATGGTAAACTCCTTCAAACAAATCTGAAGTAATTATCGGTAGTATCGTCCTGATTTCTTCGTCATTAAAGCATAAGGCAGTTAGTAATGATTCTTGTAGCGATGAACTTAGCCGGTCTTCGTCAGCCAAGTAAACCCTCCTTTGTTTTTTAACCGGGCTAGAAAGCCTCTCTGGTGAGGCTGGGGTAGGCTACCCCCTGTCGCTGGTACTCCGCTAGGGGATTTCGCTTACCCTACTCAGGCGGGCTTAAAATAGCTTTCCACCTAGTCTCTCCACTCATTCCTCAGTTTCAACAGTAGATACAGAAGCCCCGAATTTAAATACCCAGGATAGCTTGCCTCCAAAGCTTGGGGTAACTCATCTACATGCCTTAACATTATATCAAGTGATAATGTATAAATTGGATCTAAAAGATCGGCTAATGCCTTAGCGCATATACAACCAAAGGCATATAACTCAACCTTCTTACCAAAACCGAGAGCATCAGATAAGGTTTTTCTTATCATTTCAGATTTCCTGGCGTAGCCACCATGATCGCCAGCACGTTTAATCTTGAAGTAATCAGGTATTGTATATGATAGACCACGAGACTTAATCTCTTCCACAATACATGGAAGCAACCAATCGTCATCTTCAGTATTTACTATCTTCAAGGTTGCCTTTAGGGATTCAACCATAAGGCCAATCTTTAAGATGTCTTCACCAGGAAGTGTAGGAAGTGTAGATAAGATCTCATCTGTTGTTATCATTATTTCTTCCTTCCTTTGTAGTATCGTTCAAACCTACGATAAGTTTCTACAGCTTGACGCTGCACACAACGGTAACTACCGGAGCCCAAGAATACAAGATTACCATTGCACCAGCACGGCTATTCGGGTGCAGCCTTTTATGCTCCCAATAATCTGCTACTGAAGCTAAATGATCTGACCATAACCTTATGTTTAATTGATTCTTTTTAGGATCTTCATGTCTCTCTAGCCACTGCCGTAAAGACTCATTAGCAGCTTTAGGCTTAAGAAACGGAAAGATAACTCTAAGTTGGTCAAAGTCAGACATTCCCATAGAACCTACAGACCGCTAGCCTGCCTGCCTAGTATTGCAGTAGCTAACTGTAGCAGTACCTAGATGTGGTGCGACTATTGCCTTTACCTCAGAGTGCCCACATAACGAGGGGCCAGCACGCCTACCCCATCCTTTACCTTATTATACCAGTGATCCCTAAAGGATATGGAAATATTAGCTGGTTAAGCAGGATGGTAGCATTAAACCAGCTTTGGTTGTATTGGCATTAAAGCTCTGAGTTATCGGAATAAAGCGCGCACTACCCCTTCCGCAATCGGTCACATTGGGCTTTCGGCTATGCTTTTACAACTCCGGTTTTTATGTGGTGACCGGGAAACCGAGGGGTGCCGTATTTGGTACTTGCGTTGCAGCTTGGGAGGTGCTACAGTCTCAAGACTGAGGTTCGGCACCACCTACTCAGTCCTAAGAACCCCCGATTTTCCTAGCCGGATCATCGGGGGTTCGCCATTTCAGGCTACACATTTCTGCAACAATCACCAATAACTTTTGCGCTCACTTGGAGCGACGGCTAATCTGTGTCTGAAAGGAGTAAAACAAATGACTGATACCGGTAAGTTTGGTGGCATGTCTAAGAACCAAGAAGACTACGATAAAGAGACGGAAGCCTTTGCTGCCCTAAATGGAAAATTCAAGCATTACTGCCCAGAATGGGATTTTATGGCTATCGACGAAACTTGTGTTGAATTCGATGCTTGTCTCTGTTTTCAAAGGAGTAAATCAAATGCCTAAGCTTGATGTGGTAAAGACAGACGAACGTGCAGAGGAAATCTATAAATACGTTAAAGATATTATGGGGCTTCAACCGAATGAAGCGCTACCCGCATTAGCTGCCGCTCTTGGGTTTATGGTAGCTAGATGTGAGTGTGATGGACCAATAGAATTTGGGCTTAGTCTGATAGTAGAGTATATGATAGGATCATATGAAAAGGATCTACACGAACAAAAGAAAAAGCTTAACTAAAACATAACTAAAGGCAGTACCGAAAGAGGCTTGCACAACGTGCTAAGCTCATTACAAATGTACCCGGAATTAGAGATTGGTTAGGGGGCAGTGTTGGTCCCGGAGATTCATTTGATTTTGGCATGACTGATATTGAATGTAAAATCCGGGACCAACATGTGTATGCAACTAAATCAGGAGTTTATCGCTATGAATGACGAATGGTGGGAAGAAGACACACGTGAAATTATAAAGCATCCTAATTATCCATTTAGTATAAGGGTTCTGGCCCTGCTTCGACTACTTGATATTGAGCGGGTAGAGAATGCTAAGCTTATAGCCAGAAATAAGACGCTAGAGCTTTTGCTCGATGAGAAAAAAAGCCCTAGTCCAAAAGAACCAACACTAAACAAGTGGATAGTAGATTCATATGAAACGGATGTGAAGGAACAACACGACTGGACGGCGAATACACACGATCCAAAACCACCACAGGTACCTTGGTAATGGATAGTATATCTCAGAGATCACCAAGACCGGTTAATGACCGTATCCTATCATGGCTTATTATTGCCGAAAGGTATGCCGAAAACGATGCCAGTGTTACGATGTACTCTGGGGATTGGGTTTCTCTAGTTGCCGCACTAAGAGCCGCCCAAAAAGCGCTCTCGGTCCCGGAAGTTTGGTCAGAAGAGGAACGTGATGGGATGTATACAGCTTTCGCTGAAGCAAATAAAAAACACGGCATTTATGAATGTATGTTTGCTGTCGGTAGTTGGTTACTTCGACATCGTTCTTCAACACCGGCTTGAAAATGTCACCAGAACAAGATAAGTTTATGGATATCTATGAGAAGTTAAATGAAAAGCTTCTCATAGATAAATTTAACTTAGATAAGGAAGTCGAGGAACAACCAACTAGACATCAAGATGCTGGGCAACAATGGGCTTTAGCATTAAGCATGCGAGATGCTGCTGAAAACCACGTTAAAGTTATGGAAGCTAAGTTATATGGTAAGTACAGACAAGAAGCTCTTGATAATGGAGAGAAGATTACAGAAGATCGACTAAAGTTTAAAGTCGCGTGCAGCCAAGAACTGATTGTTGCTCAAGACAATTTGATTTCTTGGAAATATTTATCTGGCTTGTTCTGGAAGCTTTGTGAATCTTTCGAGCAACGCACCAAGATGCTAGATAATCTAGGACGACTACACAATAGCGGTTGGTTTGAAAAGCCATCGATTGGCCCAATGCCCGACCGAAATACTGTTGTGGAACAAGTCAAACAAGCGCAAAATCAACACAGAACAGAACGCGCACAACGCTTTAATAGGAGTTAAAACCATGCGTGGTGAAGGTAACGGTCAAAGGCGACGCTTTGTTTATAATCGTGCTGATCCAAAAGTACTGGAACAGGTTGCCAATCAACCAACCACAAATTATGTACAAATTAATAAAGCAGATGCCCTAGTGTTTAAAGCATCTGCTGGTAATAACAGGCTAAGAATCCTTCCGCCAACTTGGGAAGGGGCAGACCACTACGCTTATCCTATTATAGTACATTATAACGTTGGTCCTGATGGTGCTCGGTATCTTTGTTTAAAGATGCTTGGTAAGCCCTGCGCAATCTGTGCAGATCGGGTGCAACTTGTACGTCATGGGGAAGGGGAAGCAGCTAAACAAACCCGACCACAAGATGGTCGAGTGGCTTGGGTAATTGATAGGAACAAGCAAGATCAAGGACCGCAGTTATGGTTCTTTGGTAAAAGTGCAGAGTCAGAGTACGCGATATTAGCTCGCGATGAAGATTCAGGGGACGTTCTATATATAGATGATCCAGATGAAGGTTATGATATAACCTTTAAGTGTGACAATCCGGGAAAGCATGCGGATTATTCTGCCAGAAGGATTGTTCGTAATCCATCTCCTCTGTCCGACAATCCTAAAAGGATGGATGCATGGTTGGATTATATTCAAAACTACCCTGTACCAGACGCGCTCCAGTTTTACACATACAACCAAATGCTAGAAGCTCTTGGTGGGGAGGTCGAGGAGAAAGATACAGTAGAACCGGAGCGTATCCGCTCTAGATCTATTCGAGATGAGGTTGAACCGGAACCGGAGTATGATCCAGATACCGGAGAAACTTACGAACCAGAACCAGAGCCTGATCTTAGACGCCCTTTAGCGAGGGATGTGGAGTATGAGGAGACGCCTACGCCACGTCAGGCGGTTGCCAAGCGGGATGTTCAGGATGAACCTGAACATCGCCCACAAAGGCCGAGGCCCCCTGCACATGATGAGACAACACAGCAAGCACGGCAGGGGTTGCGGGAGTTACGCCCACCCGGCGTTAGGCCGTCAGCGAGAAGGTAATGAGCATCTACTACGATAACTATAGACACCTACCCTCTAAAACCTTGAGGCAAATGCTTTTGTATGAGAATGTAATAAAGTGTGAATCTTCCCGGTGGGAATCAATCAAAGATCTATTATCCAAACCAAGAACCACTAGGTTCCGTATAGGCAAAGGTTTTATAGAGAAACCACTTTGAGTGAAAGAGTTAGATTACATCCTGTTGAGCCAGTAGGCACCTATGGTGCCTACTTTGCTTCTGAGAAAACTCATCTAGATTTTATATCCACCGGTTGTGTTGGCCTAGATGCGGCAATAGGTGGTGGTTGGGTACTTGGCCGAATAGGCAACATAGTTGGTCCTAAGTCTGTTGGTAAGACCTTGATGGCAATAGAGGCAGCAGCCAACTTCGCCATCAAGTACCCCAATGGTAAAATCTATTATCGAGAGTCAGAGGCCGCTTTTGATGAGGAGTACGCAAGGGCACTTGGAATGC